AATACTTTCGAATTTAATTATGCACCGCCAGATTTAGAAGAGACTTTAAAAGAAAGAGGTTTTGAGATTGTAAAAAAGACAGTCCATCACGATGGCTACTACAGCACAATCGTTGTGAGACACAAGCCTGAAGACATTCGGATACTATTAGACATTCTTAGAAAAAGAAACGCACAAGTAATTGAAGACTACAAAAAAGCACGAAGTACACTTGGTGATTTTGGTGATTAGTTGGCAATTAAAACGAAAGGAGATGACAAAATGAAAGAGAGCAAAGACTTAGTTGAAGACGGGGTCGTAATCCCTGAGAAGTTGAGAATGAAGTGCGAGGTATGGAGTAGGTGCGTTGGCTACCTTAGACCAGTCCAACATTGGAACCAAGGGAAGAGAGAGGAGTTTAAAGAGCGAAAGACTTTTAAGGTTAACGAGTATACTTTAGAGTATACTACTCACAAGTAGACTATCAAGGAGGCAACGATGGCGATTTTAACACAACTTTTATTTTGGCTTATCGTTTATCTTGTAATCATTATCGCTTCGTGGATAATCGACGCCTTTTGGGAGTCAACCGACAGTGGGCTTCATTTCAAGTTTGAGAATTTTAAAAAGAGATTTCGTGGCTACCTGTGAGGTGAACCGTGAAAAAGGTTTGCGTTATCTGTGGCAAGGAATTTGAAGGTAAAACAGACGCAAAATATTGCTCTGACGAGTGCAGAAAACAAGGGGAAGAGATACAGAAGCGACTTTATAACATCAAGCGAAAACACGAAAGACGATGGGTTGGCTGGTATAATAAACATAAATTGGAAGTCTCTGTTAGACGCAAAGAATACTACTACAACGTTCAAAAGAAAGATGAGGAGCGTTTACGCAAAGTAATGCGTCGAGATGGCGAAGGTAGAAAAATACCAGAATTAAATGACTATGTAAAAGAACTTCATAAAGCGGTCAGGTTTTTAGATGGTGAAGACATTATTCTAAATGACATCGGACTTAGAATTGTAAACTTCCTGGATAGTTGCAGGCGGGCTTGGATATCAGTCGTTCCGATAGAAAATCAACATATTGACAGGGTTTTAAACTTTATCGAAGCAGAAAATTTATCACAACAAGAGCAGAACATCGTCATAGATTTTTTACAAAATCATGAAAAAAGGTTGACAAAGATTTTTGTTTGACGATAACTTGAGTATAATGTTATTGTGAAAGTTTCTGGGGAGTGCACCCTGCGTGGGTGCGGGACAAGAGGACTTTTGGAGGTGGGCTGTCCTCTTAACACGAAAAGGAGTAGCGACGTCGATGCGGGGGAGTTTTCCTTCCTCCTTTTGCTTCCCCGCTGTTTTCATTTGCGAGGTGTGATGGTTGGATAAAAGACTGAAAGAGGACATTCTTTCATTTGCTGAGGACTTATACTTAACACCAGACGCAAAAGGAGAGCATAAATATTCATTACAAGACATCTGCAACGAGATTAAACGTCAATTTAACGAAAATTATACGAAGGCAACAATTTTAAACTGGGCAAGAAAATACGGTTGGGAGCAGTTATGGAACGAAGGCACGAGGCGGGGCATCACAGAGGTCATAGCGAATCAAGACAGTGATAAATCTAAAGAAGAGCAATTTATCGACGCCATAGCAAAAGCCAAACATGATGATTTTCTAATGGTGACTGACTTGGAGAAACTCGCTTATGAATTTCTAAAATCTCACGGTTTCACAAACGCCGCCGAAGCCTTGAAGGCAATCGAAATGGGTTTGAAATACAAAGGCGAACTGCAAGAAATCAGTGAGGCGAATATCGTCGTGAGGATAAAGAAAAATGGTGATTGAAATCGAGCAGGAAGTGTTTAATCCTAAATATATCGACCTCTTAGACAACAAGAGCCGTTATTTAATTTTATACGGCGGTGCAGGTGCTGGGAAGTCCTATTTCGCTGCACAGAAAATTTTAATTCGGACTTTACAGGAGAAAAAGAGCCGTATATTAGTAGTCCGTAAGGTTGCAAGGACATTGCGAAATTCAAGTTTCTTACTTCTAAAAGATTTAATTTCAGAATGGAACTTGACAAGTTTATTTAAAATCAACGATGTTGAAATGAAAATCATGTGTCAAAATGGCAATCAGATTTTATTTGCTGGTCTAGACGACCCCGAAAAATTAAAGTCAATCGCTGGTATAACTTCAATTTGGATAGAAGAAGCAACCGAACTTTCCGAAGAAGACTTTACACAAGTTGACTTGAGACTTCGAGACCCAAGCGAGTATCACCAAGTTATCCTGACATTCAACCCTGTATCGGCACTCCACTGGTTGAAAAAGAGGTTTTTTGATACGATAGACAACAGAGCCGTAATTCGCAAAACGACTTATCAAGACAACAAATTCATAGACCAATCTTATGTTGAAGTCCTTGAAGGCTTAAAAGCACAGAACGAAAACTTATATAAAGTCTATGCTCTTGGTGAGTGGGGAACACTGTCGGAACTCATTTATACCAATTGGGACGTTAAAGAATTTGAAGCTAATTTTGATGAGATAGTTGCAGGCGTGGACTTTGGGTTTAACAACCCTTCCGCTGTAGCATATATCGGGATAAAGGATAACGAACTTTATGTTTTTGATGAGATTTATCAGAGCCATTTAAAAAATTCTGAATTGATAGACCTTTTGAAAGACAAACCGCAAGCAAATGTTTACTATCCCGATTTAGCAGAGCCAGATAGAATTGAGGAACTTGAGCAGGCGGGATTCGTAATAGGCAAAACAGACAAGGACGTTATACAAGGCATCAATTTTGTAAAGAATTACAAAATTCATATACATCCGAGATGTGTGAACTTTATAAAAGAAATTCAAGGCTATTCATATCGTAAAGACAAAGACGGGAACGTCCTTGAAGAACCCGTCAAGTTTAATGACCATTTAATGGATGCATTTAGATATGCAGTATATAGTCATTTAAAGAGGGGCACACCAGAGGTGGTGATACTTTAATGGGTTTATTCGATTTCTTTAAAAAGAAAAATTTTTCGTATGTCGGGACGGGACTTCTGACAGGCGGTGTAAGTTCAGATATAAGTTCGCTAGAAGACGCCGCTATAAAAAATCCGTATGTGAACCGAGCCTTAACTTTAAGAGCACAGGCGATTTCTGATTTGGAATGGGAAATCGTAAACGGAGACAAGCCAAATCAAAAACTCATGAGTTGGTTTGCAAATCCTGTGAACCTTACACCGAGACAATTCCTTCAAAAGATTCAATATTGGAGGGATATAACAGGTATAGCGTTTATACGAAAATCATTTCCACAGCCCGAATTGTTAGACGGTGATAGAATAACACTTCTTGTAACTCCAAGCGAGATTAAAGTCTTGTATATGAGAGTCTTTTGGACTGATACTTATGACATTTCGGAAGTCGCACTTATAACAGGACAATCGCCATTTGTCCGTATAATCAAAGATGTAAGTCCACTCTTAACTGTTCTTGAAGACGCAAAAGCACAGTATAGACAAATGGAAGTCCTTTCGAATATGTTCCAGAACGGAGCGTTCTTAAACATAATTCTCACAACCGAAGACCACCTAACGAAAGACCAAGTTCAAACGATTTTAGACCAGGTGCGTGAAAAATATTCAAGTCCGCAAAACTCGGGAAAGATTATGCTTTTATCTAATTCTAAATGGGAAGTCCATGATATCAAGACCAATCCAAACGACTTCGGACTCCGAGACACAGACGAGTTTGCTATGAAACGAATTGCAGTGGCATTCGGTATCCCTTCAGTTTTCTTTAATGATATGCAAGGAGTTAATAGAGCCGTCGCACAAACGCAATATGAATATTTTGAGAAGTATGTAGTCCGTCCATTAGCAAACGATTTAGCAGAGCAGATAACTATGAAAGTTTTAGATGGCAAGGCAGAGTTTAGATTTAAGTTTACTCAAAATCTTACATTAGAAGACCAACTTGTTTTGGAGCAGATACGAGATATTCGGCTTAAGAACGGCACACGATATATAAATCAATTACTCCAAGAAGACGGACTTCCACCAGTCCCGTGGGGTAACGAGTGGTGGGGCAATCTATCTATGACACCTCTTGGAACAGCGAACCCGCAACCGAACCCTGAGACTTCTAAAATTCTTGAGAAGTTAGAGAAAATAGAACGCAAACTTGATAAAAAAGACAAGTCCGTAGATAGAACACAGATTTGGAAGAGTTATGTTGCTATGACCGAGCCAATGGAAAAACGACTCGCAAAAGAAGTTATGGACATTTTTAAGAAGCAAGAGAAAGAAGTTTTAAAACAATTAGAAGCCTTGAAATCTAAAAGTGATGTTGAGAAAAAGGACACTCTGAGACCGCAGGACATCGTTGCGATAAATGTTTCAGAGGAGTGGAAGGACTACATAGTAAAACACCTGAAGCCATTTTTATTGAGTTTTATGCAACAAGCAGGAGATAAAACTTTAGGTGATTTAGGTTTTGGTATTTCTTTTAACTTGCAAGTTCCAGGCATTCAAGAAAAACTTTTGAAATCTCTTGAGAAGTCGGCTTCGGAAATCATACAGACTACTCGTAAAGATGTGTATGACCAACTTTTGGAAGGTATTCAGAATGGTGAAGGTATACCAGACCTTGCTAATCGTATGAAGACGCTTTTCGAGGAGACATATAAAAACAGAAGCGAAACGATAGCGCGAACTGAAACGATAAGTGCAACAAACTATGCAAGCCTTGAGGCAGGCAAGCAGGTTGGGATAACTAAAAAGCAATGGCTTTGTGCCCTTGACGAACGCACTCGTGAATGGCACGCTGAAGCCGACGGACAGACAAAAGATATTGACGAACCTTTTATTGTTATGGGAGAGGAGTTGATGTATCCTGGCGATAAAAATGGAAGTCCAGAAAACATCATCAATTGCAGATGTTCTTTGATTTTAATTCCTGAGGAGGGAGATTAGATGGATAAAATAATTAAGTCTTTTGTAGCAAAACAAATAGACACTATGAATCATGTCGTAGAGGCATATGCTTCCACCAAAGATGTTGACCGAGACGGTGAAATTATACTTCCGACCGCTTGGGACTTGGAAGGCTATAATGGTGTTGTTATCAATTCTCACGATTATGAGACGATAGAGAATGCACTTGGAAAGGTAATCGAAGCAAAAACTGATGATAAGGGTTTATTCGTGAAAATTCAATATTTCGTCGGGCAAGGCAACGAGACAGCCGATTGGGCTTGGGTTCTTGCACAGAACGGGCTTGCAAGTTATTCAGTGGGCTTCATACCTGTCGAATCAGTCCCAGGAAGCGATAACGTTAAGCGAATTTATACGAAGGTCAAACTTTTAGAAATCTCACAAGTCTTGGTTCCTGCAAATCCTTATGCAGTGCAAGACGCTATTGAATATCAACCTTTAATTAAGGCATTTAAAGAAATTAAGACAAAAGAGGTGACAAAAATGGAAGAAGTTAAAAAAGGTGTAATTCCTTACAAGGAGACACCAAAAGCCCCCGAGGATGAGGCTTGGGACGCTGGCAAAGAAGTAAAAGACGCAACAGTTGACGACTTGAAGATTATGTGTGCGTGGTATGATGAGCAAAATCCTGATGTCAAGTCAAGTTACAAACTTCCACACCACCACGCAGGTGGAGGTCACGCCGTAGTCTGGCGAGGTGTTGCGGCAGCAATGGCAGCACTTCTTGGTGCAAGGGGTGGAGTTGACATTCCAGATTCAGACAAAGAAGGTGTTTATAATCATTTAGCGAAACACTACAAAGACTTTGACAAAGAACCGCCTGAGTTCCACAAGGCGTATTTAAGCGACGAGGAGATATTTAAGGCTTGCGGTTTAGATGTTGAAGTCAAATACGGGAGAGTTCTTTCAGAGGCGAACAGACAAAAGATTAAGAATGTCCTTGATGGCATTACTCAACTTCAGAAGGAACTTTCAGACTTGAAAGACCCGTTAAAAGAGTTGCTTGACCTGTCGGAAGTTGAGACTAATAGCGCTTCATTAGGAGCGGTGTCTCAAAAAACTGACAGAATTTTAGATATTTTAGAAGAACTTAAAAAATCACTTTAGGGAGGGTGATAACATGAACGAAGTAGAACAAATTAAAAGCGAAATAATTGAGAAAACAGCACAGAAAGTTGAGAGCGATTTGAACTCAAAATTTATTACACACGAAGAGTTTTTGAAAGCGGTTAAAGAACTTACAGCGCACAAAGACACATACTCTGTCGAACCTGGCACACTTGCAAAATCTATTAGAGAAATGGTAACCAAAGGCACAATGGTGGAAGGCACAGGTTCTGCAGGTGGGTATCTTGTGCCTCCAGAATATGTAAACAGGATTATCGATGTCGCAATTCAGCAAAGCGTCGTTTATCCACGAGTTACGAGGATACCTGTCGCATCTAACCAAGTCTATCTTACTGGTGTATCAGCACCTGTGACAGTAAGTTATCCAGGCGAAAATACAGCACCTACTCCAACTACACCAACTGTTTATCAAAATAGCGTGCCAATTAAAAAGTTAATGGCACTTGTTGACATAAGCAATGAGTTGTTAGCAGACGCAACTATCGGTGGAGCGGTAGATGCTTATATCGTGAACTTAATAGGTCGTGTTTTAGGCAAAGAAATGGATAGACTAATCTTGACAGGTAACACAGCAAACGGCGACCCGTTCAACGGAATTCTTAACACTTCAGGTATTACAAACGTAGTTGAAGCAACAGGACACACTTCAGATGTAACTTATGAGGCACTAATCGATACTATTAATGCAATTCCAAACGATTATAAGGTAAATCCTTTCTGGGTTGCACATAGAACATTCTATGCAAAAGCATTTGAACTCAAGACCACAACCAACTATCCTGTTTTGAATCCTGAGTCCAAGACCTTAGTCGGGTATCCTTACGAAAGAGTTGAGGTTATGCCTTCTGACTTCAGTGCCTCTAAGCCGATTGCTCTCTTCTGCGATCCTGCAAATGTTATGTTTGGTATGAGACAAGAACTTCAGATTACAGCATCCAGGGAAGTAAAGTTCGACCAAGATTTGACTGAGTTAAAGGCTACTTTCAGGTTCGGCTTCTATG